CATGTCTTGACCCGGTGAGTGCGGGCATGGTCCCAGAAGTAACGCGCATCGATCCGTGTCATCCCGTTATGATCCATGAGACTCTGGACTTTGTGGTCGCGCAGGATACCGTACTGCCAGTACCGCTGCCGCGCGGGTCCATTGTTCCGTCCCTTGAACTTGTGCTTGTTGCCACCGACCTTTGCCATACCCTACAGACGATTCGTGGGCAGAAAGGTCACACTTTACCAGAACCAGATACCCGATCCTCGCCACTGGGGAGGGTCGTTCTCGTGGCGCCAGATCCACAGACATTCGCCCACGAAGACGACACCGACCGTAATCCAAACCAGTCGGCTCATCCCGCCGTCCAGCCCGGAGGTGCGAGTACGAGCGGCAGGCCGCCCAACTTGTCGGCCATGACCGTGTTCGGGTCGAACTGGATGCCCGCTAGTGTCTGTTGTGTGTGCTGCTGCATCTGGAACTCGCGAACGACAGGCACCACGTCGCCGTTGTAGGCCCGCCAAAAGTGCTCGAATCGTGTCGAGTGGTAGAACAGCGGCCCGTTCAATCCGGGCTTGTAGCCGATATAGACTCCGGGAGTGAAGCCCGCATGTCCTACTTCGTCCAGCCAGTTGTTGCAGAACGAAATCACGTCCCTTGCATCGACGCCATCCTTGACGCCTTCCATGTCGCACCAGATCATCCCACCAGACACGTATCCGATTGCATCGGCGGACTGGGCAGCGAAGGCGCCGTACTCTGTCCCCATCGCTCCGGTAGGCACCCAGTCCGGTTTCTGGACGTGCTGCACAATCATCAGAGCAAGACCAGCGGCCAGTATCTCGGCAGCCTCAACAGGTCGTAGGTCTTGGGGCGCCGTCGTGTGGCGACCAACGTATCGAATCGCACAGCCGTAGCCGTGGAGCCGGAACTGAAGGGCGGCTGGCAGACTGACAACGGCATCACAGTCGAAGCACTTGAGTCCGGCGGGCGCCTGCACGACACTACCATTAAGCATGAGTTGCGTCCTGATCCGTATTGGGGGGTGCCGCGCCTGTTGCAACCGTAGTTGTCACTTTCGTTCCGAGTCCGGGGATCTCGGCCGCCGCGAATTTCGTGACGAGTGTTTGGAGCATCGTCTTACCCGGTGCCGACGAGAACCACGTCACGAACGTCTTACACAGCGATTGGAAAGGAACAGAGAGCAGGATTGCAATGCCGAGAGCGGCATAAGGCCAGCTCATTAGCCCGCTGATCCCGATATTCGTGCTCCGCGCCATAAACACAAACGACGAGGAGTAGGTCACGGCGAACATGAAGGCGATTACGCGCGACATCGAGATACCACTACCGACGGGCTTTTCTTCGAACATCGCGAACGGATTCCAGTTCATTTATGGAGGACCGCGATAACTACAGAGGCAACCACAGAGCCCACCGTGATGAGGAGAGTAATGACGGCAAACAGGACGGTACGCATATCCAGCGATTTCTTTTCTTGCCCTTCACCTTTGTACTGATTCTTTTCGAGAGAAGTCAGGCGCTCGGTGATTGGCGACAAAAGGTTTGTAAGCTGAGTAGCTGTCGCTGCCGCTGTCGATGCGACGAGGTTTTGCAACGCGTCACGCGACTCCGACACTTGCTTGGCAAGCACGGCTGCCTGTGCCGTTGCCTTGTCATTGGCGACTGTAACTGCATTGACGTCGACGGCCCGAATGGCATCGATACGTTTAGCCTCGGCGACATCGAGCTTGTCCTGAAACTTGTCGCGCAGGCAGATCAGTTCGTTGACCCGCCGCGTCTCGGCCGCCCTCAGATCGTCTTGGCGACGGTCGGAGGCGGCAATCATTTCCCGCGTGTTCCCGGTCGGGTCGGCCGTGCCGTTCGTATACATTCGAGCCTTCACTTACCGCCCGATCTTACTAAACGCCCAGTGGCCGGCCGCCCATGCAAAGCCAGCGATAAAGAAGTCAACGAGGATGGCGAGACTCTGTTGTAGCGAAAGCGGGAAGGTCATTTAATGCTCCATTGCGTAACGGGAATACTTCTGAGTCAACATCGGATACCATAGGCGCTGCTCGTCGTCGTTCCCGGCCTGATAGACCTTGACGGCCTGATCGTATGTCAGTTTCTTGAACGACACAATCGAGGGCGGTAGCATCGCGTTCCTAGCCGTCAACTCGACCGACGAGCGCGAGATCAGCCCCGACTTGACGGCATTGATGACGTTGGGCGACGCTGTCTTTCCGGCTCGGGCGAGGTCGCGGATCTCACGGCGAACACCGCGCGTATCTTGCTCTTCGGGCGAAGCGTTCGACGGGCTCGCCTGATTGATATATGCGGACATCAGGTTCTCGGCCGGGGATCGTGTGTCTTCGCGCGAAGCCGGAGTGGCGCCGACAAAGCTCGCGGCCTGTGTACCTAACGACTGACCTCGCTGGCGCTGCTCGAGCGCGTTCGAGACACCGTAGGGCTCGAGCGACTTGGCGACGAACTTCGCTTCCTGTTGGAGTTGCTGTACGATAGGATCGTCGGGGTTTCTGACCTCGTTGCCGAAGAAGTCTTTGTTCTGTAGCATATCGCCGACTATCCCGATCATCGGATTCATCTTATTGAGGACGGTCTGGACGGGATGACGTTTGTAGGCAAAAACGTCCTTCATGTACGACGGGAGGTTCATGCGCTCCTGATCGCCCTGATCGTTCGTCTTTCCAGTTCCGGGGTGATAGTAGTCGTCCAGCGTCTCGGGGTTCTTCCCCGTATTCAGGCGATGGATCAATCCACCCATCAGGCCGACCATGATCGGCAGCGAGATCGTGTAGGCGAGCTTGTCGGTCATAAACCGTTCGCCGCGCGCCATGCGACTACGTGACGTGGCGAGGTCTATGATTCCACCGCCTAGTTCGCGCAGTGTCCCGGCGTTCCAACCAACGGAACGGATGCTCGCCTGTGCCAAGTCTTTGAAGGCCGCATTCCAGAAGTAGTTGTCGTAGACGACCTGACCGAGCCGATTGTCAACCGAGTCCCAGAGCGTCGAGGCTGCGCGCAACTTCTCTTGGGGCGTGGCGTTCGGGTTCCGATCGAGCCAGCCGCCCATGTTGTCGGCAAAAACTCCGACCTTCTGCCGTGGAACGAGGTATTCCATGATGGGTTTAGCCGCATATTCGATGGCGGCCGGGATCGCCCGAAAGACCTTAAGGCCCTGAACGAACCCCTCGTGACCGAACTGATCTAACGGCGGTGCCTGTCTGAGTTGGGCGACGAACTTGTCGATCGAATTGTTTTTGTAGACATCGGACATCGAGACGCGGCCGTTGACCCGAGCCATCAGGTCCATGATCTCCGACATCTGGCCGCCTACGGAGCCGGGTGCGTTGTATTCACGAAGCCCCCGGCCCCCGAGGGCGACATTCGTAACGGGCGCGAACGGCGTCTCGACCATGCTTTTGACGGCACCCTGGAAGTCGCGATCCGAGAGTTGCATGACGGCTTTCGCACCCTTCGACACGATCGTCTCCATCGACGTGAACCCGGCGTGATAGGCCGAGAGTCCCAAGGTCGTCCCATTAACAACGGCACTGGCGGCTCGGTAAGCGTCGAAGACGGGATCGCCCTTGAGGCCGGGCGACAGATAGTTGTTGAGCACACGCGCGACGGGTTCGGGAGCCGAGTAACTGCCGCGGATCGTCTGCGCGCCCTCGTCGGTCAATGGGCCGCGGACGGTCGCTATCGGATCGTCGATTGCGATATGACCATCGGGACGCACTTCGGTAGCGCGGTTGAAGGTGATAAGACCCGCGTCCTTCCCGTCGGCCAAGATACGCTGCGCCATGATGTACTTGTTCATTTCGTGCAGTTTCCGAAGCGTCAACTCGACGGGATTGGTCGAGACGGGCTTGAGCCCGGCTTCGATACCTTCTCTGAGCGTCGGGATCGTCCGCGGCTTGAGGAAGTTCTTGTTCCCCTCGAGCGGTGCCCTCCCCGCCATCCACGCACCCGCCTTCTCGGGGTCTTCCCAGATGTGGGCCATGTAGTTCGCGATCGGGTCCTCGAGCTTCCCCGTGCCCAGGTCTTGCACGGCTTTCGTTGTCCGGTCGTTCAGATCGCGGAGCTTCGCAGCGGCCAAGGTCAGTTGTGGCGTCTCCTGTGGCCGGCCGTTCTCCATGTTGTCGTAGAACTTGAGATTTTCGGTTTCGGGAGCCTTGTCGAACGACTTCTTGAACGTGTCGAGCGACGCTGCCGCGACAGCATCGTTCCGCACCATCTCGCCCCCGTGGGTGCGGATGATGTCGCCCATGCTCCTAGCAGACTCGCCCCGGTTGGCGGGCGCGAACTGACGCCGTAGCCAATCGACGACCGGATTGGCCGTAATCGTCTTGGCGACAGCATCGTTGACCTTGAGATTTTCGTCGTGCGAACGGAGCGATACCTGTGCGGGCTGTGCTTCGACGGGCGGCGTTATCTGTGCCGGTTCGTTCCCCGGATGCCACGGTGCGCCCGCGCGGTGTGTGGCCTGATCGGCGAAGTACGCCGCCTTGTCGTCGCTCGTCCACTGATTCCACGGCTTGTTGATCTTGGACGCAAACTGTTGCTGGCGTTCGGCGATGTACTGGACGCGCTGTTCGTTGGTCCAGACGGGACGGTCGCCCGTAGGATCGGCACGTCGTTCCTCGGGGGTTAGGGGCTGTTCGACGTCGGGTTTCTCGCCACGATAGCGGGCATCGATCTCATCGTTCAGATCGCTCTCGGGCCAACCGCGCGCTTGGAGCTCGGCTTTAACTTCGTCGTAGAGTCCCTTGTCTTGTGCCATGCGGCGCGCGACACCCGTATCACCGCCAACAGGCTTCGACAGATCGGTAGCGTCGCGTACCCATGTCGCCGGACCGTGCTGTCCACTCGAGTACTCTTCCTGCCGACGAACCAATTCGCCCGCCCGATTGAGTAAGTCCTGATCTGAGTCGAGCCGATACTTGTCGCTGACCGAACCGGGAACGGTCTTCCGATTACCGCCTGCCGTAGTCGGAGCGATATCGCCCGCGATCTCGTCGACCGACTTATTGAAGTCGTCGAACGACGGAGCGGGCTTGCCGACAGGCATAACGTCGGCAGCAGGGGGGCGTGCTATTACTTCGGACGGGACCGATACTTCGTTAATAGTTGGCGGTACTACCGTTGTCTCGGTCGCTGGCTTGCCGCGGAGGATCTTGCCCGTAACTTCGGTTGCACCGTGCAGCGTCTCGCCGAACAGCACGCCGGCCGTTGCACCGCGGACTCGGTTCTCGGGATCGTAGGCCGCGCCTAGTCCGGCATTGACAATCGGCCGAGTCCATCCGAGTTCGGGTGCCAGAAGGAACCCGACATTGACGGCGCTCGTCGCCATTCCGCCCAGAGCCGCGCGCGGGGTAACGGCGCCCGGTGTTGCGCTCGTTACGCGCTCTTGTGGGCGACCGTGAATGAGGTTGCCGACGATATCGGTTGGCACCCCTTCGATCGGCGAAGTGGCTTTGTTCAGTCCCTCGGCGACCTGATCGCCCATCGACTTGACGGTGTGTGGCAGGTTCCACGGGAGGACGGCCGTACCGAACTCCGTAGCCCCCTGCTTGATTGATTCCCAGACCGAGCCACTGTCATTGGGTTTTGGGGCGTACTGCGCCTTATACGCGGCTATCGGATCGACAGCGGGGGCAGGTTCGGGCTTCTTGTATTTTGTGAGGTAGGCTGTTATCGGATCGGCGGGGTCCGACGGGATGTACGGAGCGGTCAGACCTTAGCCGGGACTAGATAAACCACAGTAACCTTCCTATAATTCAAGGACATGCGTCACCTCCGTTGGCTTGCCATCGTTCCCGCACTTCTCTTCGTGTGGCTCGTTTGGCCTACGCCCTACCGTTATTTCGAGCACGCCGGAGATGGGCACGAAATCGTCCGTGTCAGTCGTGTCACGGGCGGCGCCGAAGCACTGATAAACGGCGTGTGGTATCCAGCATGGGGCCGACAATAGATCATGGTCGTGGCCCCAATAGAGATACGGGATCTTTTCTCTGAGCCTTAGCTGCTGTCGCGGCTCTGTCCCAGTCTGCGCGATGCTGAAGGACCGCCGGATCGGCTATGGTATTGCCGTTGAGGTCTTTTGGAACGAACGTACCGCCCTTGTTTGCTGCGCGCGCATCGATTCCCTCACGCGTGAGAGCGGCCTTCCGGTCCATGAACCGCTGCGTACCAGCGTTCATATCGGTTGACGTCAGTCCGTACTGCTTCCTGACAGCCGGGGGTATAGCGTCCCATGCAGGTTTGGCGTATCCCCCCGTGGCATCAATAGCGTCGTCGACGACCGAATGTTTGGCCGTCTGTCCGAGTGCCGCCTTGGTTGTGGCACGAGATAATCCGGCTCGGTAGTTCTCGCCGGACTGAGCGGCAGCAGCAATCCGTTCTCTGCTCGTCCTATCCGCAGTATCGCGTGCATTCTCACCAGCCACCCGTACTCCTGCCACCTGGAGATCGCGGGCTGTGATTGCCGTATCGCGTCCCGTTTGGTATTGTTCGGCGTTCGCGATCTCTGTCTCCCGCTGCGTGGGGCCGGTCTTCATTAGAATGGTCGAAGGTGCCGGATCGCCACCGTGCAGGAAACGACCGATCTTCGACTCCCACGACTGATCGGGCGACGCCCCGACCGTTGGCATGGTGAGCCGGGTATAGCCCTGCTCCTGCTCGTGGATCTGAGCCTGACGGTCGGCGTCGTCGGACGCCCGCTTCCGGTCGGCCGCGTCTTGATTCCGTGCTTGGATACCCTTGACTTGGCCGTAACTGTCGAGGAAATTCCCGACCGCTGATGCGAAGCCGGAAGGCGGATATGAGTTGGGGCTAGGCGAATATGGCATTATGCGAACAATGCCGCGCCGGCACCCAAGAGACTACCGATCGCGCCAAACGTACTCGACTTGTTAGCCGCCTTCCTATTGGCTGCGTCTTCTCCGAACTGTGCCGCCGACTTAGCACTCTCGGCACCCGTGTTGATCGCGCCCAGTGTCGCTGTCGACGCGGCCTGACCGACCTTGGTTGCGTACGTACGCATGATGTCGTCGGCTCCGCTCTCGACTGCACCACTCCTGAGTGCTCCGGTCGAATTGAGTCCACCGAGGTATGTACCGAGTTCGCGGCGGAAATCGAATGCGAGTCCCTGTCCGATCGCGTTGACACCTTCTTTCGCGGCGTTCTGATAGAAGTCGACCGATGCAGCCTCGCCCTTGCCGCCGGCGGGCATACCACTGGGGTCGGGGTGTGCTCCCATGTTATTGACGGGACTGTATCCACCAGGCACGGGTGCGACCGCTTCGTTCGGCTGTGCTCCGCTCGAACGTGTACCACCACCGGCGATCTGACTGTACCGCGTCTTACTCGTCTGCATCGACGTGTTGAACGAACTAGCCATTGTTGTAACTCCGCGGTCCCGAGTCCGAAGTCTTTAGGAGGATCGCGATCTCGGCGTCCGACAGTCCGGCCCGCTTCATCTGATAGATAGCGAGTGGCGACTTCGGTTCCTGATACTCGCCCTGTCGCGCGCCAGCCGTTCGGTTCAATGCCTCCCCAAGTGCCAAGCGCGTACTGGTATCGGAGTGTTCTACTTGGGGATCTATTGGCCGAGGAGTGTGATCGCGAGGCGGATCGCTGCGAAGTGGCAACGGGTCTTGATGAAGATCGTTCGGCGCCGTCTGCTGCATGGCGGCTCCGACCTGTGCGGGAATGATTCCCATTCCGAAAGCATTGCTCATCCGAGGAACCTCTGTGTGTAGTACTGGCTATGAATCGCGTACATTGTCTGGGCGTTTGCCGAATCGCCGACTATCTGTATCGCGAGCACTCGTTCGCCCGCTTTTGCTGCAAAGCTCGCCCACGTCCCGACTTGAGTCGCGAGTGACGTTGTCACCGAGACGGTAGCGAGGATAACGCTGTTCGTTACATCCAAAAGGTTGACTACTATTGGTCCGGCTGCTGCTGTCTTACCGCGTACGATGAGACGCGCCGAATCAATGTTGGCATCCATCATGTCCAAACTGACATATGTGCCATCGAGCGTAACAGTCGCGCCCGCAACGACAGTGTCACCCGCCCGCAACAGGAGGTGCGCTATATCCAAAACCGGAGTGAGCTTCCCGCTCGACGCGCGCAGAACATCGACGACCTGCCGTGTCTTCTCGTCTAACTGATCGAACCTTGTCGTAAACTCAACGACGGGCTGCGGACGTGACATTAGTTAAACTTTGACGAGAGCTTAGGGATAGTCCATTGCTCACCTTCACCCAGCTCACAAACTCCGACGTGCGCCGTGACTTCGGTCCTCACTTGGAAACGCGAACCCTGGTTCGCCGTGTGCGCTTCGAGCGTTGGACTTGCACCGTTCGCAGTCGAGGCGAGATTGAACGTCTGAGCATCGGCCGGATTCTCGTTACCGTCGACGATCGGTGTGATCCTGACCGTCGCACTCGTTCCGATCGCCACGTTCTGCACGATACGACGCAACTTGCCCTCACCCTCGGGCGGCGTCGGTGTTACGGGCACCGTAACGAACCCGGCCGTAAAGTCGGCGCCTTGGTCCTGATCGACCGCGGGATCGTCGAGCGTGATAAGATTGTTAAGTGTTGCATTAACAACGTACAGGGGTATCAACAGGGCGCCGTCAAAACAGGGCCAGTACTCGCATAGCCCGAATACTGGATAACGACCGGCCAGTTGCTCGAGTAGATACGCGCCCGCCAAGTATATGATGTGTTGCAGGTCAGGCCAGTATCGTTAAAGTCGTAGGTGCCGATCGCCGTAACGGCCTGGTCGTTGACGGGGTTGCCGTCGCGCTCGAAGTAGATACGGGTGGCCGTGTTAACAAGGGCAGCCGCCCCAACATTAACCGTCGTCTGCGTGCGCGATCCTGTCCCGCATGACGGAGGAGTCGGCAACAGCGTGTACGCATCGACCTCGGCCGTGAAGTCGCTCGCGATCCCGCTCTTGATATGACGGATCTTGACTTTGTAGTCGATGCCCTGTGTCAGACCCGTAAGCGTAGCCGCGGCTACAGTCGGAGCCTGAGTCGACCAAAGCACCGACGCACCGCCCGCATTGTCGCGAACCCAGAACTCGGTCGATGCACCAGCGTCGCCATCGGTCCACGTTGCCGCGACGGTCGTCAGTGCAGCCGATGCGTGAGTGAAGGCAAGGGCCGATGGCATAGCTTGAGGGCCGAACGTCGTTGTCGTGGGAATGGCGTGCGCGTACATCAGATCGGCCGACATCTGAATGTCACTGATCCACACCTCGCGCTGGCAGTCCCAGACCCAAACGATCGTGGGATAGACCGTCGAACGGCCCGCAGGTGGTTGTGACTGCACCATGCCAAAGAGCACGGCATTCCGGTCGGGATGAAAGGCGACCCACGAGGCGGCCAAGTTCGTGATCTTCGGCCACGAGCGCCGGCGTAGTTGTACGAGCAGGTCGGTCGTGAATCCGTCGGTTCTGAATATCCCGGCCTCGCCGATCCCGTACCAGTAGCCCTTGGGATCGTAGCGATAGCCGCTACCCATGCCGTAGCCGCCCGCACCTGCATAACAAAGAGCATAGGGATTCGAGACTCCCAATCCCTGTGTGTTTTGTATCATCTCGGTCGTAAACGTCCACCCCGGCTTGGCGACGCCGAACCCCGTGATCCGATAGAGCTCGTTCGGTTTGGCGACGAGCAAGAGTCCGCGGCCCTTCTTCATCCCCGTAACGCGCTGGCCCTTAGCCCCGATGTATTCGTACGCCAGCGGATCGAACCCGCCAACGGCTTCGGGCGAGATACCGAGATACGAGTGGCGAACCGTGGCTGGAGCGTCGACACCCAGTGCCTTGTTCTCGTAGCCCGCGATAAAGAGATGGTTGTTGTACTCTTCACAGACGTAGGGCCTGAGTTGTTCGGCCCCACCACCCAGGTCGAACGAGACGTCGGTTTTCGTGCCATTCGAATCGACAGAAACGAGTCCTGCCCTGGTCGCATATGCGACCGTTGCATCGCACAGGAACATCTTCTCGAACAGTTCGGCCCCGACCGGACGCGCGGGCGTAGCCTTGTCCCACGACGGAGTGAGGTCGGTTTCGCTCAGAACTTCGGTAGCCGCAAAGAAAGCAAGATCGGATGTGAGCCGCCAGAAGTGGTGCTTTGTGGCACCATCGGTATGAGCGACGGCGACGGCTCCCGTGGGGGTGAACGGCCGAAGATAGAGCGCCCGATCACAGTTGAGCGTTTGCTTGACCTGACTCCCGCCGCGTACGGCGAGTTTCCCCGGACCCGTGGCAAACAAGTTCGAAGCCGAGTCGCACGTACCGACGCCGGGGTGCGTCCGCATAATGGTCGAACCCACGACGAACCCCTCACCACCGGCCGCGTCGGCCGCTATGGGTGGAGCGTTTTCAAATGTCCCGCCTACGTACCCCTCGACCCTGTGCGATCGAGCGTTAGCGAGTCGGGTCAGATTACGCCAGTGCCAAGCCGAACACTTCGGCATTCGTGAACTGAACGACGGCGCCAACGGTCGTGATAATGACCTTTGCGTACTGCTCGCCCTTGAGTGCGGCGAGTGTCAATGCCTGTTCGACCGTTGTCACCTGAGCGCCAACACCGGCAAACGCCTGGAGAACGGTCGTGCGATCGGAGCGCGTACTGCCACCCGACGTCGTACTCGAGCCCGAGGCGAACGTGGCAGTCAATCGAATGTCGAGCGACTTGAGTCCGTCGACTCGGAACTCGCACTCGTAGACACCGGCTATAGCGAGCACGCCAGCAGCGACGAGTGTCCCGCCGACGACAGCGGCCGCTCCTGCTGGCGCTTTCGTGATAAAAAGATTACCCGCAACACCGAGAGCGGCGCGGGACTGTTCTGCGATGGTCATGCCCTAATTCCTGTGTGTGAGTTCATCTAGTCGTCCCATTGAGGAGCCGTACCGCGCGTCGTCATTATCTCGACCCCGCGGCGGGTGACGTGCATCATTAACTGAGCGTGCCTATCGAGTTTCCGTCCAATGAGTGTACCGGGCAACGCACCTTCGCCGCCCAATCCCATCCCCTCTTCGGCCGCCGTCAGTGCTATCAGATCGTGGTACTTTCGCGGAATCATGTCGGGCTGATCGCCGTCGGCAGCCAGATCGACCGGCCACGCCTTGTATTTGAGGTAGAGCGGACTGCCCACCGAAACCGTCGTACCCGTTGTCAGAGTCGCGGCATGATCGGCACCGATGATCGAAAAGACGTATCCGCCCGTCGCATCGAGATCGTCGTCGCGGACTTCGGTCAGTAGCGCACCGTTGTTATCGTCGAGCTGAACGGCGAGCCAACCCGCGAAATCGACGGGCAGCGTATAGAGCCGAGTCGTCGGCGACTGCGATTGGAGTGTGACGATCGTGCGGAGCCACGCCGGGTTCTGGGCACTGATGTCGTCGATCAGCGCATTGACCGCGTTGTTCAAAAGCAGATTCAGCGACGCAGGCGGGAAAGCCTTGTCGCCAGCGGTCGTGCCCAAATAGATGAGTGTGTTTGTGCGCAGCGTGGCGAGGCTCGCCAACTAAACTCTCGCCTGCTTCTCTTTCTTCGGCTTGAGCATACCGTTGTCGAGTGTCGCTTCGACGTCGCGCTTGAGTTCACGCACGCGCCGGTGTACCAACTCAAGATCATCGTGCCAGGCTTTCGACGTGAGCATAAAGGCCACAAAGCGTTCGACGGCCTTCTCGTTCACGGGAAACGGGTCCATCGCCCCCGTATTCCAGTTGAATTTTTGGAGGTTCATTTCTGGGACGCGATCGATCCGCTCGTTACACCGCCACGACCCTGAACAGTCGATGGCTCCTTGCTGCCCGATCCGATCGCGGGCTTGGGTGCAAGACCCGGCCGCACCGACGTATTGTCCTTCCTGTAACCGTCGGCCTGACTCGAACCCTGAATCTTTGTGCCACCTCCCCGGTGGTCCTTGCTTACTGCTGCCATTGTTCTGATCTCAGTTGAGGTTGGTTCTTGCCCGCAGTGCTCGTGCCTGCGCTTCCCGTTGAGCGATGTAACTGTCTTTTAGCCAGGGTCGCTTCAAGTCCACCTGTTGAATGGCATAAGCGTAATCATCGGCCCTGTTCTTACGTACCTTCGCATTGAGTGCGTTGTTGTGTCGGATACGATCACCCGAATACGTCTCCCAGTCTTTTGCGCCATCGTGCTGATTGCCGATGTACGACTGTTCGAGGTTCTTGAGGATTTCTTCTTGTGCCGTGATGTCGAGCTCGCGATATGGCGACAGACCCATCGTCATATCGGGCTCGATCTTTTCACCCGTGAGGCTGTTGCGAAACCATCCCCAGAATTGCGAGACGCGCATACCGCCCGCCGATGTCGACAGAAACTCCCAACGACCGACGTGCTCGTTGAAACGTACGTCCCAATCGGAACCGCACTGAAGTTTCAGTCGTGCTACGAACTCGGCGGGCGGCTCTCTCATATTACTTGTGCGACACTATGGAATAGGGTGCGTACGGCGAGATGATCGAGGAGCCCGTCGAGTACAACGGGTCGAATCCCTGAACATAGGTAGCCGTTACACCAGCCGCCCCCAGAAGTGTAGTGCCGGGAATGAACGGATTCGTGGCATTGACAACGGTCAACACACCGAAGACCGCTTTTGATACGGGGAGCGCGGGCAGTACAACTGCGGCCGCCGTAGCGGCTGGCGTACCGATCACGACCGAAGCCACGCCCGCGGCATCGACGAGTAATAGCCACTTGTTTGTAAGCCCGGCCGCAAACGTCGCGCCCGTCAGTGTCCAGAAATTGTCGGTTGCCGCCTTTGCCAAGATGACGCCATCTACGACGTAGGGCGTTGAGGCCGTGACCGTCTTTACCTGCGACGTTACTGTGGCCGTAGCCACGCCGGCCGATGCCCATGCGCTATTGTTCTGAGCGTCGGCATAAGCAATCAGTCGATTGAACGACAGAAGCAGGAGTTCGAACTCCGAATTATCCAACTCCGTTTGGAGTGGATTTACTACTGGGGCTGCCATTATGCTGTTCTCTGTATTGGAGGGTTACACATCTCGCCGTACT